AAGTTGAAAGAGAAATGGGTGTAGAGTTACCTCCAGTAGGAGAACCTCTACCAGCAGATGTTGAGAAACGTATATCTGAATTAGTAGCTGAAGCAGCTAAACGTGTAGCTACTACAAATGCTGCACAAGCAGAACAGGCTAGAATACAAGAACAAGCACAAGACCCATTAATACAAGCTAAACAAAGAGAGCTAGCTATTAAAGAAGCTCAAGTTGCAAATAAACAAAAAATTGATGAGTCTAAGATTTTAATAGATGCTGCTAAGATGGCTAAAAATGCAGAGCTTGAAGAAGCTAGAATTGCACAACAATCAGAGATTGCTGGTATGAATATAGGACAGCGTATTGCTAGCGATTTGCTATCTAAAGAAGCAGATGCAAAAAAACAATCTTCAAAAGATTACAAATTAGGGCTTGACATTGCCAAGGATATAGTAAAAGATATCAATCTGAATGAGTAATGATATCAATGAGCAATCACTTTCTACGTTTTTAACTAAAAAGTTACGAACAATTATGAATGAATGTTCAGACCATATCTCTACAGGAAGTTGTAAAGACTTTGCTGAGTATAAAAAAATGACAGGAATAATCGAGGGTTTAGCCCTTGCAGAGCGTGAAGTTCTTGATTGGAAAGAACAACACCTTAAAGAATAGGAACTCGACACCTTAAAGTCGTGCAAATATATGACTGATAAAAAAGAAATAAATATCCCAAAACCAGATAGTGTTGAAAAACCAGAGGTTAGTGAGAAAGTAAAAAGTCAACTACCTCAACCAAAAGGTTGGAAAATACTTGTAGCCATGCCAGCAGCAAAAGAAAAAACTGATGGCGGTATTATAAAAGCTAGCAAAACGATAGTAGATGAAGAGACCTCAAATATTTGTGGGTTTGTTTTAAAACTAGGTACTGAAGCTTATGGTGATACAAAAAGATTTCCGACAGGACCTTGGTGTAAAGAAGGAGATTGGGTAATATTTAGAGCTTATTCAGGCACTCGTATGAAAATGTATGGTAAAGAGTTTCGTTTAATTAACGATGATACTGTAGAAGCAGTAGTCGATGACCCAACAGGAGTAGTCAGAGCATGAGTGAAAGTATAGAGCAAGTAATAGATACAAACGCAGAACCTGTATCAGAACAAACATCAGAAGATAAATTTTTTGGTGTAGCAAGTGAAATAAATACACAACCTAATAATGATATTGAAATTGAAGTTGTTGATGAAAGACCACCTGAAGATATTAGACCACCAAAAGTAGAAACTGAAGAAGCTCCTGTAGATGATGAAACAGTTGATAAAGAGATAGCAGACTATAGTAAAAGAGCTGCTGACAGAATTAATAAAATTAAGTATGAATACCATGAGGAGCGTAGAGCAAAAGAACAGGCTCTAAGAGAGTCTCAGGAAGCTACAAAGGTATTAAAAAACTTAATGTCTGAGAATCAAAGACTGCAAAGCGTTGTAAGTCAAGGTGGCGATGTTTTAAATCAACAAGCACTAAATAATGCTCAATGGGCAAAATACAACGCACAACAAAAGTTTAAGAGTGCATACGAAGAAGGTAATGCAGAAGATATGGCAGCAGCACAAGCTGAACTTGCACAAGCAACATTAGCTGAACAACAAGCTGGTACTTATGCACAACAGATGCAACAACAAATTGCAGAACAATATGTTGCTCCAAAAGAAGAACAAACAATAGAAAAACCTTCTGACCCAGATATGGATAATTGGTCAAGACAAAATCCTTGGTTTATGAGTCAACTACCAGAACACCAAGAAATGACCTCTTACGCACTAACAATAGATAGGAGACTTCGTAATCAAGGTATATTACCTGAACAAGACTCTAAAAAATATTACGCAGAAGTAGATAAATATATGCGTAATGAATATCCACAATTTTTTGGTGTTACACAAGATGTAGCTTCTAGTGAAACAGAAGTAGTCACAGAAACACCTAAACGACAGGTAATGAACCCTGTTGCACCCGCAACGAGGAATAGCGGTAAACCACCTCGCAAAATACATCTGACTCAGAGCCAAGTCGCTCTCGCAAAGCGTCTTAATATAACTCCAGAGCAGTATGCAAACCAACTATTGAAGGAGTCTTAATATGTCTGAGATAGATAATAAAGAACTTAACAATGCTAGCGAAGAGCAAGCACAAGAGCGTACCCCAAGGGAAATAGAAAGCCGAGAGGCTAGCCAGCGAGTACAAAGCTGGGAAAACCCATCAAACTTACCAAATCCAACACCTCAAGAAGGCTGGGTATTTAGGTATATTAGAACTAGCCTTTTAGGTCAAGCTGATAATCCTAATGTATCAAGAAAGTTTAGAGAAGGATGGCAACCTTGTAAATTAGAGGACCACCCTGAACTACAAATTCATATGATGGACCACAATTCAGAATGGTCGTTGAAAGGTAATGTTGAAATTGGTGGGCAACTGTTATGTAAGATGCCAGAAGAAAAAGCGAAGGCTAGAGATGAATACTTTGCTAATTTAGCACAGTCTCAAATGGAATCTGTAGATAACACTTATTTTAAAGACCAAGATTCTAGAATGGCTACTAAACAAGTTTTTGAAAGAAAATCACGAACAACATTTGGTAAAGATTCATAGTTTCTTATTTAATAAATTATTAATATAAGGAGACAATTATGTCATCAAGTGCAACTCCTCACGGAGCTAGACCTGTTGGAACAGTTGTTGGAAGCCCTTATCAAGGTAAAGTTACACATTACAAAATTAAAAATGCATATGGTACATCTATATTCTATGGTGATTTTGTAAAGTGGGGTGATGATAACCCTAATACCACTATCCAAAAAGATACTGGTACCACATCTTTAACACCTATTGGTGTTTTCCTTGGTTGTGCTTACACAGACCCTACAACAGGGCAATTCACACCAAATCAATATTTCCCAGCATCAACTGCTGCGGATGATATTGTTGCGTATGTTGCTACTGACCCTTTCATACTAATGCAAATGCAATCAGACGAAACTCTTGGACAAGACGACCTTGGCAAGAACTGTGCTGTTGTGCAAACTGCAGGAAGTACAGCAATTGGTACAAGTAAAAACGCAGTCGATGGGAGTACAGCAGCTACTACCAATACATTACCAGTAAAAATCGTTGACTTTGTTGACGGACCTGATAGTGCTATTGGTGATTCGTATACTGATGTACTAGTTATGTTTAATGTTGGACACCAGTTGTTAAATACAACAGGTATAGGTTAAGGAGTAAATTATGGCAGCTATTTCAAGAGCTAACGAGTTAAAACAACTCTTACCTGGTCTTAACGCATTATTCGGTGAAGAATATAATCGTTACGAGAACGAGCATGAAGAAATCTATGTAACTGAAAATTCTGAAAGAAGTTTCGAAGAAGAATTGAAGTTATCTGGTTTTGGAGCTGCTCCAGTAAAAGATGAAGGTTCAGCTATCACTTATGATACTGCACAAGAATCTTTTGTCGCTAGATATACGCATGAAACTATTGGTTTAGGATTCAGCATTACTGAAGAAGCTATGGAGGATAACCTCTATGTATCAGTATCAGCTAGATATACTAAAGCATTAGCTAGAGCTATGTCTTACACAAAGCAAGTGAAAGCAGCATATCCATTAAATAATGGATTCTCAACTACTTTCTCTTCTGGTGATGGTGTTGCTTTATTTAGCACAGCTCACCCACTTGTAAGTGGCGGCACCAATAGTAATAGACCATCAACAGGAGCTGACTTAAATGAAACATCTTTAGAAGATGCAATCATTCAAATCGGCAAATGGACTGATGAAAGAGGGCTTAAAATTGCAGCAAAAGCTAGAAAGCTTATCATTCCTTCTGATTTACAGTTTGTGGCAACTAGATTGTTACAAAGTGATTATAGAGTAGGAACTGCTGACAATGACATTAATGCTGTGAAAACTAATGGTGTGATTCCAGAAGGTTATTCAGTTAATCATTATTTAACTGATACAAATGCTTTCTTTATCACAACAGATGTTCCAGATGGAATGAAGCATTTTGTTAGAGCACCTATGACTACTACTATGGATGGAGACTTTGATACTGGTAATGTTAGATATAAAGCGAGAGAAAGATATTCTTTCGGTGTATCTGACCCACTAGGTATCTTCGGTTCACCAGGTAGTTCGTAAGAACTTTAAGGGGAGCATACGCTCCCCTTTTTTTTATGGTATATTATTAAATCTAGGGTTTTTTAATTGTTCTACAGACTGACCTAGCAGACAAGCCAAGACAGTAGAACTTATTTCCTTGGGAGGAAATTATGGCAAAATCAACATTTTCAGGTCCAGTTAAGTCATTAGCAGGATTTATTTCAGCAGGTAACGCTAACGTAGTTAGTTTAACTGCAGACACAACACTTACAGTAGATGCACACGCAGGTAAAATTCTTACTTGTAATGATGCAGATGGTAAGTTTACTTTACCTTCTATCGTTGCTACAGCTCCAGGTAATGATGAGGACCCAAATCAAACAAACAATTTAGGAGCTACTTTTACTTTTGTAGTAGAAACAGCAGCTACTGATATGGATATTCTTACAGATGGTACAGATAAATTCGTAGGTGGTTTATATACTGGTGTTAGTGATGCAACAGGTAAAACTTTTATTTCAGGTGCTTCTAATGATG